GTCGTGGGCTTGCGGTCCCAGCCCCGGTCGAAGCAGGCGACCTCGGTGTGCGTGAAATGCTCCTGCAACCAGAGCTTCGAGATGCGGCTGTCGTCCAGTTCGTAAGCGGCGTCGGTGGCGTGCTCGGGGAAGACCAGCGCCTCGAAGGCGTGGCCCGCGATATTCCCCTTCACCCATGTCCCGCCCGTCGGGCGTCCGGTCTTCTTGGTGATCTCCAGCGTGTCGAGCATCTCGCTGGGGTCCGTCGGCGTGGTCGGGATGGGCTTCCCGCTCGCGGCGGCGAACCCGGCCTCGAAGGCAATCGCGATCGCGTCGCGGATGCTGGCTACCGAGATGTCGTGGAAGTCGAGCGCGTCGCGCTTTCGGTCCTTGAGCGTCTCCAACCCGAGCCGGTTGCGGACCGCTTCCGTCGCCATGTGGAGGGCCTTGGCCTTGTTCGTCGTCGTCTTCGTGTTCTTCTTCGCGTTCATGTTCGTGGTCTCCTTTGCGGGGTTCCGCCCCGCGTTGTGACACATGAAGCCATGACACTCGCCAACCGGCAAGGCAATGCCGCGAGGATTCGCCGTGAATCTCGCTGTTGTGGGCAACTACGCGAACGATGTGGGCAACTGGCGGGACGTGCAGGTCCGGGAGGTGGGCATGACTCCCGAACACGCGCCTAGTCCCGGGCCAGCACAGGGGATGTCCCGGCTCAACCCGGCCGCGCTACCCGTGGCGGATGCGGCCCGCGTTTTGTCTCGGCTTGGCGGGAAACCCGTTACCGAAGCGATGCTGCGCGCTGACATCGATGCGGGCGCGCCCGCGAACGCCGACGGCAGCATCAACCTCGTGCATTACGCCGCATGGCTCGTGAAGGAGTTGTCCGCCGGTGGCGATTGACCCGCGCAAACTGAAGCCCGGAGAACTTGCGCGACTGTTGAACTCCACGCCCCTGGGCGACGTGATCAACGAGCGGCAGTTGCTGCGTCACCGCACGAGCGCGGGCTTTCGCGTCGCTGCGGACGGCGACGCGGGCAAGGTCGATCTCTTCAGGTACGTCGCGTGGCTGGTGACCTCACGCCAGGAGGCCATCGCCGAGGCTGAGAAGGACGCGGGTGGCCTGACCGGGTATGAGGCGCTCAAGGAACGCGCCCGGCAGCGCAACGCCACGCTCTCCCTGTCCGGCCGCGACATCGGCGATCTCCCCGCCGTTGCCGACATTGACCGGCGGGCGAAGGCCGAGCGGGACTTCCGTTTCTTCTGCGAGGCGTACTTCCCGCAGACGTTCCATCTCAAGTGGTCGGACGACCACCTGAAGGTCATCGCCAAGATCGAGCAGGCGGTGCTGGAGGGCGGGCTGTTTGGGATGGCGATGCCGCGTGGCTCGGGCAAGACCTCGCTCTGCGAGACGGCGTGCCTCTGGGCGATGCTCTATGGACACCGTGAGTTCGTCACGCTGATCGGCTCTGACGAGGAGCACGCCTCCAGCATGCTGGAGAGCATCAAGGCGGAGCTGGAGAACAGCGAGCTGCTCGCGGGCGACTTCCCCGAGGTCTGCCACCCCATTCGATCACTCGAAGGCATCCACCAGCGGGCGGCGGGGCAGCTCTATCTGGGCGCACAGACTCACATCGGATGGACCGCCAAGGAAATCGTGCTGCCGACCATCGCCGGCTCGCGGGCCTCCGGCGCGATCATCCGGGTCGCGGGCATCACCGGACGCATCCGTGGCATGAAGCACAAGCGGGCCGACGGCGCGAGCGTGCGCCCGTCGCTCGTGCTGATTGACGACCCGCAGACCGACGAGTCGGCGCGATCGCCATCGCAGTGCGCCACGCGCGAACGCATCCTTGCGGGCGCGATTCTTGGGCTGGGGGGACCGGGGAAGAAGATCGCGGGGTTGATGACGCTCACTGTTGTGCGGCCGGACGATATGGCTGACCGCATTCTCGACCGCGACAAGCACCCGCAGTGGCAGGGCGAGCGGACGAAGATGGTGTACTCATTCCCCGCGCGTGACGCGCTCTGGCAGCAGTACGCCCAACTGCGGGCCGACGGCCTCCGCAACGACAGGGGCATTGTCGAGGCGACCGCGTTCTACGGCCAGCACAGAACGGCGATGGACGAGGGTGCCCGGATCGCCTGGCCCGAGCGGTTCAATCACGACGAACTGTCTGCCATCCAGCACGCGATGAACCTGCGTCTCCAGGATGAGCACGCCTTCTTCGCCGAGTATCAGAACGAGCCCCTGCCGGAAGTCGCGGCCGACGACGATCTGCTCGGCGCGGACCAGATCGCGGCCAAGGTCAGCGGGCACGCCCGAGGGGACCTGCCCATCGGTTGCACGCGCCTCACCATGTTCGTGGACGTGCAGGGGAAGGCCCTCTTCTACCTGGTCGCGGCGTGGGAGGACGACTTCACCGGCTACGTCATCGACTACGGCACCGAGCCCGACCAGAAGGCTGCGTATTTCACCCTGAGGGATGTGCGGCGCACACTCGCGGCGGCGGCTCCCCGCGCGGGGGTTGAAGGCGCGATCTTCGCCGGGCTCGAACGCCTGACCGAGGCGTACCTGGCGCGCGAGTGGCGACGGGACGACGGTGCGATGGTCCGCATCGACCGCTGCCTGATCGACGCCAACTGGGGTTCCTCCACGGACGTGGTCTACCAGTTCTGTCGCCAGTCACCCCACGCCGGTGTGCTCACGCCCAGTCACGGCCGATACGTCGGCGCATCGAGCATCCCATTCTCGGAGTACAAGCGCAAGCGCGGCGACCGTGTCGGGCTCAACTGGCGCATCCCGGTGGTGACCGGGAAGCGGGCCGTTCGCCATGTGATCTTTGACACGAACTACTGGAAGTCGTTCGCGCACGCACGGCTCGCCGTTCCGATGGGTGATCCGGGATGCCTTTCGCTGTTCGGCAGCAAGCCGGAGCCGCATCGCCTGCTCTCCGAGCACCTGACCAGCGAGTACCGGGTGAAGACCGAGGGGCGCGGCCGGACTGTGGACGAATGGAAACTCCGCGTCGAGGGTCTTGACAACCACTGGCTCGACTGCCTCGTGGGATCCGCCGTCGCGGCGTCGATGCAGGGCGCGATCTTGTTTGGAACCGATCGTCTGGCTGTGGCGCGTCCGCGAGTCAAACTGTCCGAGCTTCGGGGAGGGCGACGCTGATGCCCAGACCCAAGCGAGACATGCCCGCCCAGGGAGGCCAGAAGGTCGGCCTCGTGTGCAGAGAGTGCGGGTGCCAGCACTTCCGTGTGGTGTACCTGAAGCGCCGCCCCGGTGGGATCGTGGTGCGTCGGCGCGAGTGCCGCAACTGCGGACGGTGGACGCTCACCCGCGAGACGCAGGTTTAGGTCGATCTATCGACCGACCTCGGCCCGCAGCCCGCCACATCGCGGGCGCTTCGCGTAGATGACTCATGGACGCACACGCCACTGCGTCGCGGAGCATCGATGCCGGACCCTACCCCAGATCTCGAACAAGCGATCCGCGACAACGCGGCCGGACCTGCCAAGGCGGCGGGTGATTCCGGCAGCGTCGAGCAGCATTCGCTGCGCGACCAGATCGAAGCGGATCGGTATCTCGCCTCCAAGCAGGTGGCAAAGACGCCCACAAGGTCATTGCGCCTGACGCGGCTCATCCCGCCCGGCGCGGATGGAGGCTGATGTTCGGACTGTTCCGCTCCAAATCGACCGGCCCGAAGCCCTTGGCACCCGCCAAGGGCGGTGTCATTCATCGGCTGATCCGCGCGGGCTTTGATTCCGCCGTCACCAACGATGGCAACCGCAAGCACTGGGCGGGGGCCGACGGCCTCGGCGCCGACGCTGCGGCATCGCCCGAGGTGCGGCGGACCCTCCGCAACCGCGCCCGCTACGAGGCCGCGAACAACTCCTACGCGAAGGGCATCGTGCTCACGCTCGCCAACGACGTGATCGGCACCGGCCCGCGATTGCAGTTGCTGACGGACGATGACGGGGGCAACGAGCAGATCGAGCAGGCGTTCATGGCGTGGGCGAAGGCCATCGGGCTCCCCGAGAAGCTCCGCAC